CTACACTCCGGCAAGTTTCCGAAAATCTTCTTCTGAAAGGATCGGAATCCCCAGTTCTCTTGCCTTTTTGTTTTTGGATGAATTGGACTGGATGTCGTTATTGATCAGATAATTGGTCTTTTTGGTAACTGAACCGGTAACCTTGCCTCCCAGGGATTCGATCAGCTCTTTGGCCTCACTTCGATTTCCAAAGTGCACCAGACTTCCTGTGATCACAAAATTCATTCCTTCAAAGATCTGTTCCTGTTTGGGACTGTCCTCCTGAATATGAAGAAAGCTCATCAGATGATTCAGACGGCGATTGTTATCCTCATCCTTAAAATAAGCTACCAGATTTCCGGCAATGACCGGCCCGATGGTATCAATATCACTGACCTCTTCCAGACTGGCATGACGTATCCTGTCCAGATCATTGTCAAAATGACGGCAGATCACCTTTGCATTAGCCAAACCGATATTTGCGATCCCAAGACTGTAGATCACCCTTGGAAGTGTAGTCTCTTTCGCCCGTTCCAGACTTTCCATAAGATTATCATAGGATTTCTGCCCAAAGCCTTCCATTTCCACGATCTCATCCTTATACCGGCTGATCTCAAAAATATCGCCAAAGTCATGGATAAATCCCCTGGCAATAAATTTCTCCAGTGTTGCCTCGGAAAGTCCGTCGATATTCATGGCATCCCTGCTTGTAAAAAGCCCAAAGGATTTGATCTTCTTGGCCGGGCACCCCGGATTGACGCAGAAAAGACATTCCACATCGTTTTCTTTCTTCACTACCGTTTCCTGTCCGCAGGCCGGGCAGGTATGCGGGATCGGTGCATTACCGCTTCCGGTCAGATTTTCCGCAATCTGAGGAATGATCATATTTGCTTTGTATACACGAATGGTATCTCCGATCCCCAGCTTCAGTTCCTTCATGATACTGATGTTATGCACACTGGCCCTGCTCACTGTGGTTCCTTCCAGTTCCACCGGCTCAAAAATTGCTACCGGATTGATCAGTCCGGTCCTGGACGGGCTCCACTCAATCTCCAGAAGTCTCGTATCACGCATCTCATCGGCCCATTTAAATGCCATGGCGTTCCTTGGAAACTTGGCCGTAGTTCCCAGAGATTCTCCGTAAGCAATATCATCATACAATGCCACAAGCCCATCTGACGGAAAATCATTGGTCGTAACTGCTTCCGCAAAGTAATCCATCGCTTCATCCAGAGTTCCCGCTGTGACTTTTCGATATTCCACAACCTCAAAACCCTGTTCATTCAGCCACCGAAACTGCACCTCCCTGGAATTCCGGAAATCCACGCCTTCCGCACTCACTAAAGAAAAAGCATAAAACCGTACGTTTCTCTTCGCTGTAATTTCGTTATTCAGCTGGCGGACAGAACCACTGCAGAGATTTCTGGGATTTTTGTATTTGGCATCTGCATCTCCGATGGTTTCGTTGATCTTTTCAAAATCCGAATAGGTAATGATGGCTTCTCCGCGAAGTACCAGTCTCCCTTTAAAAGAAATTTTCAGAGGTATGTTCTTAAATACTCTGGCATTATTGGTAATAACCTCTCCCACAATACCATTTCCTCTGGTAACTGCCTTTATAAGCTCTCCGTTTTCATAGGTAAGCACGATCGTTAAGCCATCCAGCTTCCAGGATAAAAGTGTAGGATGTTCCCCGATAAACTCTCTCAAAGCTTCTCTCTCTTTGGTCTTATCCAGAGACAGCATCGGTCTCTCATGTTCCTCCTTGGGGAGCTGCTCCACTGCCTCATATCCTACATTAACGGTTGGACTGTCTGCCAGAACGATCCCTGTTTCTTTCTCCAGTGCGCTCAGAGTGTCGTACAGGGCGTCGTACTCCACGTTGGACATGATCTCCCTGTCTTCCTGATAATAGGCCCTGGACGCTTCCCGGAGCTTTTCTCCCAGCTCTTTCATTTTTTTTATGGATGATTCGTTCATGGCTTCCTCCCGTCCTTTTTTCTGATTTTTCGGAGGAAAGCATCTCCTCCAGTTCTTTTCGTTCTTCCGGCCGGATCTCACGATATTTCCCCTCTTCCAGGCCATCAATATACAGATTCATGATCCGAACACGTTTCAGTGTTACGACTTTATATCCGAAATATTCACACATACGACGGATCTGGCGGTTCAGACCCTGGGTAAGGATGATACGAAAACTGTTTTTCCCTGTTTTTGTAACCTTGCAGGGACGTGTGACCGTATCAAGGATCGGCACTCCGCCGCCCATACCACGGATAAATTCTTCTGTCACCGGTTTATTCACGGTCACCAGATATTCCTTTTCATGGTAGTTCCCCGCCTTCATGATACGGTTCACCAGATCTCCTTCATTGGTAAGGAGCAGCAGTCCTTCGGAATCTTTATCCAGCCGTCCTATGGGATAGATTCGCACCGGATAATCCAGATATTCTGTTACTGTTACCTCTTTCCGTTGCTGCTTGGTACTGCAGACAATCCCTTTTGGTTTATGAAAAAGAAGCAGGATCTTTTTTTCCTGTTTTTTTACAGTCTTTCCGTCAATACAGATCTCCGCATCCGGAAGGATCTTCATTCCTGTGGAAACCAGTTCTCCATTAGCAGTAACTCTCCCCGCTTCTGTCAGGCGGTCTGCCTCTCTTCTTGAGCAGACTCCTATATCGCTTAAATATTTATTGATTCTGATTTTTTCGTCCATTGTTCTATTATATATTTTTTCCCACGTGTTCGCAACCGGTTATTTTTCTTGTATTTTCTTGCTCATTATTGTATGATAAACAGAAATATACTTAAATATCAGGAGGAAAAACATGTCAGAGCATACTCCACGTATGAACCGGCTGCTGATCTTTATCGCTGTTTTCCTGTGTCTGATCTGCGGTATTCTCTTTACCCAGTCATCGGCCGGTCCTTTTGAAAGCAGCAGTACTTCCGTAGTTTCCATAAATACCAGCGATATTTCGACTATTGAACCAAGTTCAGATCGCGATCACCATACAGATGCATCGATATCTTCCGGCGCTCCCTCACCTTCCGCCACACCGTCTCCTGTTCCCACAGAGATTCCCGAAGCAGAAAAGGTTTCGCCGGAGGCAGAAAACGGAGTCTGGACACCGGATGGCACCAACTGGAAATTTATGGTTGACGGAACCGCCTATACCGGATGGCTTACCGACACAGATAGTCATCGATATTATTTCAATAAGGACGGAATCATGCAGACCGGCTGGATCACCCTAGGCAAAAAACGTTATTATCTGGACGAAGACGGAATCATGCAGACCGGAACCATCACCGTAAATGGAAAAAAATACACATTGGCAGCAGACGGTTCACTCAAAAAATGATCTTTCGTTATATCAGAGCAACAAAAATGCAGGTTCTTCCGGAACCTGCATTTTATTAACCCTTATTATTCTAACAGACCACTATAGACATAACCGGTCTGTCCATCATAATCAACCTGTATCCAGTCGCCTTCCTGCCCTTTCTTTTCAACTTCCGTTCCTGCAGAAAAACCACCGATAACCTCACCCTCTGAATCTGCGGAAGCACGAACATTACAATCCTCTGTAACTGTAAGCATTGTTCCTGCATCTGCGGAAGCACTGGCATCTTCACCAAGGCCCTGAAGGAATTCTGCCAGAGAGGGATCACTCTCCTGCGCAGCTTCATAGTCCGTCTTTACCTTTGTGATAAGCTCCTGCACATCCTTCTCAGATTCCAGTTTTTTCACATAGGCACTGATATCTGCATCGTCATCAGCACCACCTTTGATCTTCAGATTGCCGTCACTGCCCGTCTCCACATAAAACTGGCTCAGTGCCGGAACCGGAGTCTCAATTCCAGTACAGATATAATTAAAGACTACATAAACGACATACGAATCGTCCGTCAGTCCCTTCTTAGCGTAAACATTCTGTACCTCATACCCATCAATATAATCCCTTGAATTAATCTGCGACTCGTCAGCCGGCGTAAATCCGTCCTCAATCGTCTTAAGTGTTGCAATGTCTTTTTCCCCAAAAGCTTTATAATAGCTCTGAATCAGCTCGGTTACTTCCGTGCTGGCTTTTTCCATGGTTGTCTCCGCATCCGTATCTGCCGCGGAACTGGCGTCTTTCTTCTCGTCTGTCTCCCCATCATTTGCCGGAGAAGAAGGATCATTTTCCTGGTTACTTTGGGCTGTTGTCTGATCTTTATTGGAATTCCCCTTCTTACCTCCAACACAGGCGCGGACGCCAAAGATCAGAACAAGCACGATCACCAGAATGGCTCCGCCTAACATAAAATAGCGAAGGTTATCTGATAACCATTCTCTGAAATCATCCAAGTTCTTGTCCTCCTTATCATAACAACACGCCGGAACAATTCCCACTGTTCCGGGTAACACACCTGAAGGGAATCGAACCCCCGCACATGGTACCGGAAACCACTGCTCTATCCACTGAGCTACAGGTGCATAATGAAAAACATAACTTCTAAATTCAGGTATGAAATGTACTCGAAACCCTTTATTTATAGGCTTTTCGACCGTTTTATAATATTAAAGGAATATCTATACATGTATTTTCAAGGTACTATGCACACTCATTACAATCCCTATTAGTCCCTAGTAATTCTGACTAAATTTAATCAGTAATGGTGAACAAGTGGTGAATCAGCATCCTATATCATTTATAATGGGGAACAGATATTGATTGTTCACCATTAAATATGGTATAATGATATCACCGAGATTAATAATATCACACATCTCAAGATTTGTAAAGTTTTTTTATTTTTGTATACAATTCAGCAAAAGAGAGGATGTTTATCATGCGGAGAGAAAAGGGTACTGGATCATGGGGAACTGTAACAAAGCGTGGGATCACATATTATCGCTTTAGAAAACTATATCCAGGAATGACTAATCATAAAGAATTTACCGGAAGAACTAAAGCCGAAGTAAAACGTAAGGTACAAGAGTTTGAAAGTAAATCTGTTCATATTACTAATTCTGATTTTAATAAAATGACACTAGAACAATGTATTGAGAATGTTCTTAATGTACTTGAGCCAACATTTAAAACTAATAATTACGCTACATTACAAGCTACATTTAGATGTTATATTAAAACAAATAAAATTGCAGATGTTCAAATGGGATCTATAGATACTATTATGATTCAAGATTACTATTCGGAGTTATCAAAAAAATATTCAGAAAGCACTGTAAAGAAAACACGTACACTGTTTAATACGGTATTTGATTATTTGGTATCTTGTAATATCATGAGTTCTAATCCTGCAAAAGGAATTAAAATGCCACATACAACTAATTATGCTGTTCAAAAGAAAGAACATTCATTTTTATCTCTGGAACAAGCTGATAAATTTTATGAAACTGCATTAATGAAAGCTGATGAAGTTACGGCAGGTGTCCGAACAGGCGATTATATATATGGCAGGAACGCTCGATTTTGTTTAATCGTATTATATACTGGAATGCGTATTGGTGAAGCTTATGGTCTAACATGGAATGATGTAGATTTCAAACGTAATGTCATTAGAATCAATAAGACTAAAGAGCGTATTAAGGTGAATGGTAAATATCAATGGATTGTAGACACACCAAAAAGATCCGCTTCTATTAGAATCATTCCACTTATTGAAAAAGCAAAACAACAATTATTATATCTTAAAACGATTCAACCTGGAATAAATGCAAAACCAACTGATAATATATTTGTCACCGAAAGCAATATTCCGCCATCACAATCTTCTCTTACAAGAACTTTAAAAGCTATACTGACAAGAGCTGACATCAATCCAGTTGGATTCGGTTTACATGATTTAAGACATAGTTTCGGATCAATGTTATTGCAAAAAGGATGGGAAACAAATCAGCCTGTAGATATAAAAGTTATATCAGAATTACTCGGACACAAAGATGTTTCTATAACTTATAACACATATCTTCACATAATAAATACACATAAATCGGAAGTCATGAATTTATTATTATAACACATATAGTATATAAAAAAACGGGAGTTTATCATTACGATAGACTCCCTAATTTATTACAGATATATTGTTTTTCGTATGTTGTCAGATACCCATTTAAGGTATTTATCTTTTGGAATACGATATGTATTCCCTATTTTTATTTTAGGAAAATTATTCAGTTTGATAAGTTCATATGTTTTATTTCTTCCAAGTTTTAGATGTTCCATTACATCTGTAGGTGTCAGCATTTCTTGTAATTCGGACATCAAATCATTCCTTTTTATCTGTGCTGCCAAATCCACCATTTCTTGTCGCTTCTACATGGTCATCTTCTGTAATTCCATATTCAACAAAAATTCCCTGCATGAATCCTTCTCCACGATTTATTTCAATTGTTTTATCTTCGTTTGTGTCATTAGTGATTTTTGCCATGATATGTCCTTCATTGTTTGCTCCAAAATAATCACTATCAATAATTCCAACTGTGTTATTGAGCTGCATTCGATATTTGAATCCAAGACCACTTCTCGGATAACATTTCAGAACCCAATTATTATCAATTCTACATCTAATACCAGTCGGAATTTTTACAGTATCTCCAGGTTTAAGTTTAATTTTTACTGGTGCGAAGAAATCATATCCTGCTGATCCGACTGTTGCACGTTTCGGAAGTTTGATAGAATCATATATTTTACGGATTAATACACGAAATTTATCTTCATTATCAGGAACTCCATATAAATTTCCAGCACAATCTAAAAAATCTTTTTCAAATTGTTCATATGATACTTTATAAAATTTTGCAACTACTTTTGCCATATTCTTATCCTTTCTGTTTCCATAATATTATTTTATCTTCATTCATACTCTTTTGTACATCTATAATTCTTTGATTTCGACTTCCTCTGAACTGTAATCTTAAATCTTTTTCTTCTATTTTAAATTCTCCATCGACTAGGACATCACATAGTTTTAATATATTTGAATATTTTGCATCTTGAATAATTGTTTCATATTTATATCCTGTGTATATCCATAGCTTCTTTTCGGGATGTGATGACTTAAAATTTTTACATAAAAAGTATGAAAATTCTACATTATCAAGTGGATCTCCACCAGACAATGTAAACCTCGAAATTGATGGATCTGATAATATTTTGAATAAATCATCAAACACTTTTTGAGTGAACGGATAACCTCCATTTTTATTCCATGTTGATTTATTTTGGCATCCTTTACAATGGTGGGAGCAACCTTGTACAAACAAAGTAGCCCCAACACCATTTCCATTATTTACGTCAAACCTATCAATTCCGGCATATTTAAAGTCGGTTTCGACACCGTTAATGAGAGTCATTTCCCTCTAATTTCTCCATTAGACTCTTATTAAAGTGTTTTACTCGAAAATCTACTTCTTGTTGCTTTCCTTCATTGAATGCCTCAATGTAATCTCCTGTAAGATACCCTGTCACGCGTCTTAACCTTCTAATTTTTTTGCATCCACAAATCGGACACGCTTCACCAATTTCATCAGTGTAACCACAATTTGTACACATATCGTTTGGAACATTAATAGCGAAGTAAGGAATATCTTTATCCATTGCATAATTCACAATTTCTTCAAGCGCGTCAATATTATTTTTTACACTTGATGGAAGTTCTATATATGTAATGCACCCAGCAGAACTATATCCAGTAAGCTCAGATTCAATATCAATCTTTTCAAATGGACTCATTTCTTCCCAAACTGGAACGTGCATAGAGTTTGTAAAGAATTTTTTATCTGAAACATTTGGAATTTCGCCATATTTTTCTCTGAATTTTGTCATTGCAGTAAAGCATAAATTTTCTGCAGGAGTATAATAAACACCAAAATTCAAGCTGTACTTCTTCTTAAATTCTGCACATCTGTCTTTGAAAAGCTGCTCAATTCTTTTTGCCACAGCCATACCTTTTCCAGTGGTATGATTACAACCAATCAAAATTTGTAAAGTCTCAGCAAGACCAATCTGACCAATAGCAAGAGTTCCATGTTTCATGGCGGATTCGATATTCTTACCGTCATACCCTTCCATCACATAATTTTCATACATGAATTTCGCAGAATCCGGCGACTGACTACAAATCCATAAATATCTCTCAATGAGCATCTCTTTCGCCTCACTGATTTTTTTATCAAGATAATCCATGAAATCATCTACCAGTAACTCTTCATCGAGTTCTGGAATACCTACAAAGAGGTTGTTCTTTTCCAGGTACTCTTTCGTTTCCATAGCAAGTGTTGGCATAATGATGGTTGTCGGACAAATATTTCCACGTCCGTCTTTTGTCTGTCCGAATCCATTGATGTCCCAGCCGTTAGCTGTTCTACAGCCCATTGTTGAGAAGTAGGTTTTCGGATCATCTGGATCATACCCCTCATTACCAGACCAGTCACAGTTAGCATAATTCGGGTAAAGTCTCTGTGCTGTTGATCTGAGGGCTAATCTGTACAAATCGTAGTTTGGTTCTCCAGGCTTTCTGTTAATATCTTTCTTCATCTGGAAAATTCCACATGGAAAAATGCTAGTTTTATGCAACTTTCCGATTCCAGAAATAGATACATCAAGTAATGTTTTTATCACCATTCGTCCTTCTTCTTCTATGCAAGTGCCATAATTGATAGAAGTGAATGGCAACTGATTTCCAGATCGTGACTGTAATGTGTTAAGGTTGTGGTATAATGCTTCTACAGCCTGTTTTGTTTCAATGATAGTGTCATATAATGCGGACTGATAATAAATAGGATCAAGATTTTCTTTATTTTTGAAATAGAAATCTTCTTCTTTTAATCCGGTTTCCTTATAAAACGCTTCTTTATTTTCATCAATCCAGTCATCAAATTTATTTCTCACAATACCAATTTCATCTTCGTAATTATCAAACAACATTCCCATAAGATCCAAATATAAGAATGCTGCCGTATTTTTCAGATATGCTACAATATAATGTTTTCTGAATGATTTTCTTACATAAGGTGTCAGTGTCCAGTCAATATGTGTAGCTGAAACTCCACCGAACTGCTGTAATGACTGTAACTGAAATATTACTGCAATTAGCTGTCCGGCTGTATTTACTGATTGAGCTGGTCGCACATCTGTCTGCCTTGTGATAAATCCATGTGCAAGTAATTTATCAAATGGAATACTCAAACAATTGTGCATTCCTGCCGCATAACTGTCAAGGTCGTGAATATAGATTCTATTGCTTAAGTGATTTGTACGTGCCATTGTTGACATATATTCATCCAATGCAATTTCCTTCATAACTTCACTGTTTACAGCCCCAACACGCCCACCAAATGATTTACCGTCAACATTGGCATTTTGCTTGTCATCGTTTTTAGAGTTTAATGTATTTCTGGCTTTCACTCGAATAGAACTGTTTCTGTCACGAACCCTTGTTCTGTCATTTCTGTAAATAATATATTTTCTAGCAACATCCATGTCATATGTTGTCAGTTTCTTTTCCACAAGATCCTGAATCTGTTCGACACTTAAATCTGTGTGAACCGTACTAATGTCATCCGCAATAAGTGTTGCTATTTCTTTGGCACGTTCTGTTTCTTTGCCATCTATTTCAAAGAATGCCTTTAATACCGCATTCTGAATTTTTTCAGGTTTAAAAGTCTCTGATCTACCGTCTCTTTTATAAACCAATTAACGTTCCTCCAGTTTGTTTATCAATTCATAAATTTCTTCCCATCCATGAACACGGAATGTCTTTTTGTTATCTTCCTGTGTGTCTCTGTTCCAGGGCTTATCAAATATGAAATTGTATTTGACTGATGAATCTTTTGAATGATTCATAATAAAATTACCCGGACAGTCATCAATGAGAATGTCACCGTGTACTAAATGTTTGTCACGGCATATGATTAACTGACCACTATTGTATTTTGGAAAAATTCTTTTTAACCACTTGTCTTTCACTCTTACATGGTCAGGATGAGTTGAGGTAACAAAGTAGAATTTATATTTTTCCATCAATTTTTCGATAACTTCCTTTGCTTTTGGCTGCATTCCTAATGAAGAAAGAAAATCATCTGTTCCAAATTCTTTGAAGATATTTTCGCACTCTGGCTTCAGAAAGTCCTTAACCTCCCATTTGGTAATGTCATTCAAATTTAAGTTATCATTGTATTTTCGGTTATATTCGACTAACAGTTTTTCAACAAGGTCATTTACAACCTCATCAACATCGCATAATATTGTGCAGATTTTATTCTTATCTACTAGATGCTCTGAATAATATCTGTCTGTGTATTTTGCCATACTGTCCGACGACAAGTTATAACCTTTGTTCTCAATAATACAATCAGCTTCATCCTCAATTCCATCGAACTGCCCCACATCACTTGCGTCTCTTCGTTTTGCTTCTTCGATGTTGTCATTTCTCTGTAAAATTTTAATAAGCCGATCTCTTCTTGGAACTTTAATGTAAACACAGAAAATATCAATATCTGCTTTATTTCTGAGCTGCCGCATTCCATGAGGGGGTAATACTGCCACTTTATCATTTGTACAATCTTCAACTGCACTACCATAAAACCAGCCGTTGTACTCTCCTACTTCAGCAAAGAAGCCATTTTTCTGTTTTTCTTTAAACTCTTCTGTAGTGATAAAGTGATAGTCAACACCATCTTTTTCTCCCACTCTTGGGCTTCTTGTTGTATAAGATGTTACTTTTTTATAACCATATTCTTTGCATAATATTTTTTCTATTGTTGATTTACCGCTTGCGCTTTCGCCACACAGTACAATCATTGCAAACACTCCTTATATTTTCTTTGCGAGTTATCATATGAAAATTCATTCTGTAATTTATTTTCAAAATTTTTTCTGCATTTAATTGCATCTTCTTTTTTATGAAAAAATCTGACGATTCTTTTCCCTTCTCTCGTAATATCTGCAATCCATCTATGATGGTAATTGCTGTAATAAACTCCTTTTACGCCAGAAGTATTGTTTGTTGGCAATTTTCGATTACACATATTGTCTATATGTTTAGCAATTCTTAGATTACCTTTTCGATTGTCATATTTCCTTTCTGTACAAATATGGTCTATCTTAATATCTTTTTTATCTGGATTCATAACGAAACAATGCATTTGGACATAACAGTGATTATCGTCTGTCGTATAAATATAGCCGTCATGGTGTTCAGCCCAACAATATTCTTTTATTTTGTCATAATCCTCTAAATCAAAGTAGAATGGTTGATTCGTATTGCATGTATATCCGATTCCATATTTACCAGAAAGGTTATATGTATTGTGTTTTTTCTGTTTGTTTCTCGCTACTTCTTTCTTTAAACATCCACAGGATTTAGTATTACCATCCCTCAAATTTCTTCCCAACACTTCTATATGATTTCCACAAGAACATTTGCAAAGATATTTAGGACTACGTTTTCCTTTTGGTGTAACATAATCATCAATTCTTTTCAAAACTGTAAGTCTACCAAATTTTTGGTTAATTTTGATTATTGACTTTCCCATATTATCTAACTCTTTTATATGTGATAAACTGATATATAGGATATTCTTTTATATCAGGGTTTACTATTTCATCCATCTTCCATTCAGCTTTGAGTTTGTTCAAATTTGGAAAATATGTATCTGCTGTATAGCTGCCGTGTATTTTCGTGATATATGCTGTATCACAATATGGCAACAAAGCACTGTATATTTTCCCACCACCAATAACGAATATTTTTTCTTTATTGGTTATTGACTGAATGAGATGAATTGCTTCTTCCAGAGTTATAATGTGAGAATCCCCACCAACAGAAAAGGTGTTTCTACTTATTATATAGTTGGTTCTATTTGGGAGTGGCTTTATTGGTAAGCTGTCCCATGTTTTTCTTCCCATTATAACTATTGAATCTTTTGTTTTTTCTCGAAAGAATTTTCTATCTTCTGGGATATTGTCTAGCAAATCGCCCTTATATCCAATACCCCAGTTAATATCAACTGCCGATATTGCTGCTACCATGATTTCTTCCTAAATTCCTAATTCAAGTGATATTTGTGGAGATACCGGATTATAGTCAATAATAGTGAAGTCGTTGATATCCATATCATAGAAGTCCTTTTTGTCCGGATTTAAAATCAATCGTGGCATAACGGTTACATCTTTTACAGACTCTATTCTTGAAAACAATTCGTTTGCCTGTTCAACGTGTCGATCATAAATCTGTTCATTGGCAACAAAATGAGTAAAGATTCCAGGCTCATATCCGGTATGTCTCGCTACCATCAAGAGTAAAGCTGCATACTGAACTTCATTGATTCCTCCTGCTCCACTTGCAGCAAGTAGATCTCCAGATCTCTGATTTAAAAACATATTCAATTTGTTTCCTGTGACACTCCAAATTGTTTCGTATGCACAAGGTTTCAATCCTTCCGGACGGTCTTTAAATTCTTCTTCCTGCCACAAGTTACAAATATGGTATCTTCCATATGGATCATTTTTGATATCATCCAGAACACGTTTTCTGAACATATCATACCTATCAATAGTGTGACCATATCTATATGAAATAGTTCCATCACCAACATCCCAGTCATTCCAGTAATGAACTCCCATTTCATTTAATACAGATAAGTCATTTGACTGTTTCTGGAAAATCCACAGAATTTCTTTAATCGCACTTTTCCATGCAATTTTTCTTAATGTGAGAATCGGGAAATCACCTGCACCCAAATTATACTGTCTTATTTGATGCAGTACAAATTTGGTATGTGCCGGAGTTCCGTCTGCATATTTGGGACGAGGGTTTTCATCAAGATAACCATTTTCAAGAATATCCTGAATTTCACTCATCATATATATATCTGCTCTGTTCATTCTTTTTACTCCACAATAAATTTTTCAAGTTTCTTTCTAATTTCAGTGCATTCCTTCTCATTATCTGAGTGAATTTTGAGACAGATTTTTCTTGTTAAATCTACACTGAAAATTCCCATGATGGACTTTGCATCAATGATGTATCGCCCAACGATTAAATCCATGTCTGGTACAATTTTGTTTGTTACTTTTACAAAATCTTTTACCTTATCAACGGAATCTACTTTTATATAAAATTCGTTCATTCTATCTCCCACTCTGTTTCTCTTATACCATTTGCTTTCTTGGCACAATCTTCAGAACAATAAATGCCACCCAAATCATCAGTGATATAGTATTCATCTTCATATAGTTCCTCACCACAAACTTCACAGTTTGCTTTTACTTTATGAATGGCATTCGGGCATCTTGGATGACATGGATTCTGCCTACATATTTCGCAAATATTGTATCAATCCTTTATTTTATACTACTTATAAGAATTTCAAAGATCTTCATTCCGAAGATCACTGCTTGATTCTTCATATTTTTGCTGCCTTTACTCTTCCCATCCCAAAAGAGAATGAGAACGCCGAAATTATCGTCAGAAGTCGCATATTCCGCCATAGCTCTATTCCTGTTATGACCAGCAAGAGCATTATATCTACCGTGTGAGTTCTCCATTATTTTGCATGGAGAAACCTCTAAGTTATCCCAATCAGCAGGAAATTCAACAAGTTTCAAGCTATAGTTGTTGGCGAATTGAACTGCCAAGCTATCCGCCCCACTCGCCATTCCACTTATGATTTCCAGATTTTCACGATTGATTTTATACAAATTATTTTCTCTGTCGATAGTGAGAAGATTTAATTGAGGGTACATTTTATTAAGCTCGAACAACTTTTTTATTGTTACCTTCTCAAGTGTTTTGTAATCGTTAAAAAATCTTGATCCAGCAATAACAATTCTCAACATATCTTCTCACCTTTCTTTGTTCTCATTTATTATATCACATTTTATTTATTTGTCAATATTTATTTTATACTACTTGCAGTATTTTTCAAATACCTCATTGTAGTTTTTATTTCCGGTCAGCTTACGAACAATACACATAGCCAGACCTGTTTCTTTGTTGAATGTATCTCCGGTATGGCATTTGGTTACTGTCTTAGTGCCATCTTTCCAGAATACAACAGTTGCCGGATCATTGAACACAACATGGTCAATTTCCTTATCCAGGTCAACGCTATTCTCCCATTTTTTTGTTTCGTTGGCTGCATCTCCGAAGATTTCATCCAGCAGATCAACGATTCCCATTACTACTCCAACTGCTACTTCATTTCCGTTTTCTACTTTCTTTTCACATTTACACATAATTTTGTTCTCCTTTTTATTTAACTTTATTGAAAATCATTTTTTCACTTACAAATCCGGAAGCCCCTTTATGACCTCCACCGCCGTATCTTTCGGCAATTTTTGAGCAATCAATATCTGGTTTATCGGAATAGATAGAGTATTTATATTTCTCTCCATCAAATACCCAGATAGCCACAATAGGATAGTCTTTGATAAGATCTCCGAAAATGAGGCTGTTACATCTTCTGTTTACAACCAGACATTTTACGCCATCTATGCGAGATTCATATGCATATGCCTTACGGTACTGCTCGTATTCTTTCTCGACATATTTACTAATTGCTTTTCCAGATTCAATCATTTTATCAAGAAGATCATTTGAAGCTGAATGTTCTGCTCTGAATAACTGATTCCAGATAATATCCAGTGCCTCATAATCAGTTGCTTCGAGTGCATATTTGAAGAACAGTGTATCTTCTAATTTAAACTGCCAGCAATCAAAGTCACTGATATATTTAAGGAACATAGGAATATCATCAAATTCACAATCAAATAGATACATATATGTAAGAGCTGCCCCACTAATTCCTTCTTTGCGGATTCCCTTAACTTTTTCATATTCTGGATATGTTTTAAGGATTTCCATACTGGAACTGTGGTGATCACACCAAATAAGGTCACAATGTTTCTCTTCCAGAATTTCTTTCAGCTTATCTACAGAATTTACAGAAAACGATAAGTCCACGAAATACACTGTTTCACCATCTTCAATCAATTCTGTTGGAATTGGCTTTGAGTAGTCATACATAATGTAATCGGCTTTGTTGTAGTTACCAGTTTTTCTTGCCACAATAGCTCCAGCGGCTTTTCCATCAATATCATTGTGATGAAAACATTTCATTATTTTTCGTCCTCCACTTCGTCAAGTACAGATGACATAAAGCATACGCTCTGTGCGCTGTTGAGAGAATCAACGCTCACGCCTCTTGCAAAAGATAATGATTTTGATGTGGCGTTGAATACCTTCTGCGTCCCAATTTTGCTCGCTGTATATTTCTTTGATAACAGTTTGTCAATTCCAAGATCATCACTCACTTTGTCCGTATCAATATTCGCACCCAGGAACGTAAATACCCAACTGTACTTCTCACGCTGATGCTTAATCATATTTTTTACAGTTTCCCAGTCGAACTCTTTACTGCTGTTCTCTTCTCCATCTGTAACAATGGTAAAAAGAACTTTTTCCGGACGTTCCCCTTCTGGCATGGCTGCTAATTTCTGACCAACATGATTAATAGTTCTTCCGACTGCATCAAGCATAGCAGTCATTCCGGCTGGCATATATTCAGCAGTTGTCATATCTTTCACTTCTTTGATATTCACGCCATCGTGAATCATATTATATCTGTGGTCAAAAAGAACAGTCGTAACGAGAGCATCGCCCTCTTCTTTTTTCTGGTCGGCAATCATTGCATTGTAACCGCCAATTGTTTCCATTGTAAGCGGCGACATAGAACCACTCATATCAAGTACAAAGACCATCTGTGTTAATCCTTTTTTCATTTTTTGCTTTCTCCTTTAAATCTAAGTGTTGTTTTATTTTTATAAGCAATATTAGCAACTATGCTCATACATTGCTTACAAGTACATTTTTTAATATCATCTGTTAATAGAATAGGTGATATACACCAACTACTGCACAATGGAACTTTCATACTCATATGTTCCTTGTTATTAAGACTTATCACTTCTTTTTCAAGATGAATCGGAGCGTTTACTGCCATTGCAAGTATCGGTAATTCTGTTAATACTGTTATCCTTGGTTTTTTAACTATAGTTCCAATCATTCACCAGTTCACATATCCTTTCATTTTATCAAGAACTTCTTTATCAGACATATAAAACGGATCTTCACCAAGAACATTTACAATAAGCTGTCCAAATCTCAATTCAGGATTCTTATTCTGTGCTTTTTCAAGTTCTGAAAATATCTCATTCTGAGTTACAGTCTCAGCTTTTTCAACTACAATATCTGGTTCTTTTTCTAAAAGAGAACCCACTGTTTTATATTCAAAACACGGCATTAACTGCAGCTTGAACAGATTCTTTTTATGCATTGTATCAATTTTCTGTTTAAGTTCTTCGGAATCAATTTCTCCAGTTCTGATATAACGATCAAGTACATCGTATGTAAATCCAAGATTGTCCTCATCTGTTTTACCACAAAGTCCATCTGTCGGTACTTTATCAACCAACTCAGAAGGTAAACCAAGTTCTCTTCCGATAGCTTTTACTTCTGTTACAGTGAGTCTTGATAATGGCGAAAAATCTCCTGCTGCATCACCATATCTTGTAGCATATCCAACCCAATCTTCAGATAAGTTACAAGTGTTTGCAACCCTGCCATTTACAGTCTGAGAAACAGCGTAGAGTACAGCCATTCTAATTCGTGCCGGAAGATTAGTAGAACTCTGTGCGCTCCAGTGTCCTTCAGTATTATCTTTTACCTGATGCTTAATATTTCTGCACACATTGAAAATATCAATAGTAAAGTTTACAATTCCAAGATGATCGCAAAGCATTTTGGAATAATCAATATCCGGCTGATTTCCCTGTGGCATAAGCACGCCAATTACTTTGTCTTTTCCTAATGCTTCAACACATAACGCAGCTACTACAGAAGAATCTTTACCTCCGGAGATTCCAATAACTGCATTACAGTCTTTTCCATTTTCATAGAAAAAATCCTGAATCCATTTTACAATTTCATTTTTTACTTTCTTTGCATCAAACATTTTTATCACCCTTTATCCAATCTCCAAATCTCGATATTGTAACCCCTGAACACCTCTTCAATGAGTTTATATACATCTTCCCATTTTGCCCCACCTCTTACGCTTCCTAAACCGTATGGAAATGCAATTACTATATTTTCGGGGTTCATGCTCAGAAGTACCTTATTTCTAAGTATGATTAACGCTCTTTTTAAAGCGTAAATATCTGTATATTGTTTACCATCATAACCATATCCAAGTTGTCCAAACAAATTTGCGATATATTTTCCGTCATTTGTTTCTACAACTTGACAGTCGCCAAGTAATGTATCTTTACATTCTGAACGTGTGTCACATAACCATTTATATGCATCATATACTTCTTTATATTTTTCACGAACCTGTTTAGCGACACCAGAATTAAATTTCCCCTGGCAGTTTACTTGATGGGCTATGATAGTGGCATTTGATTCTAATAAATCACCATCGAGTATTTTTATCATCAGAATTTACCTCCATGAAGAATGTCTCTGATTTCTGCAAGGCTCTGTTCCTTGATAAGCTGTCCGTCCTTAAATACCGGCTGTAAGAGGTTCACTTTCGCATTTTCACCGGAAACATGAGCTTCTTCCCATGTTCTGCCGTCCACATAAACGAGCTTGTCATTTGAGCCTTTTACAACTACACAGCAACCTTTCTGTGACTTCTTAAATCCACCATCTTTCGGATTTTTGAAAATCGGGAATGGTTTATCATCAATCTCACAGTATGTTGCTTTAATGCAAGAACTGAATGTATCTCTGGTAAACGGTTTCAGAATGCCGTCCTCTTCGATACACTGGAATGAGAATGATCCAACACCTAACGCCACATTGGAGCAAGCAAAGCCATTTTCCATGAGGATTTTATAAATCTGCTCACATCTCTGCACTGTGATGGAATCGCCATAAATAGCCTTTACATGAGGATCAAGCACCTTATATCCTTTGCTATTGGTTGTTCCTCCAAATTCTTTCCATAGTTTAAATACTGTTTTTGTGACCACTTCTACACAGTCACCAGAATCGCCACGCATAAGCATACAGCCATTATGTGCCAGGATTTCATGCTTTAACTGTGGAAGAATATTGTCGATCACATTCCAATAATCATATGAATCCAGAACAGCGGAAAAACTTGTGTTTGGATAAATTTCAGTAAGTAATCTACGAAGGAGAGTGATTTCGTCACCGTCAACCGCGAAGTTACTGCACATTACTGAATGCTCTGTGCTAGGGCTTCCAAACGCAACTGGCTCTTTTGTACAATCACACTTATAGTTCTTTTCCAGATAAGGAATTGTCGGGACTGTAGCAGTATTAAGAAATGATAAACACCATCCTGCACCAGCTTTAATTGCTGAATCCGTACATTCTTCACCTCTGAAATCAAACGCACCTAACGCTCTCGCTCTGGATGTTTCATCATCGCAAGTAAGGTCATAATAATGATTTACAATCTGCCGATATGTATATCCAACCGTTGCCGCCAACATAGGATGCCAGCTTTCCGCAGAAATCAGGCTTTCAAGACTCTGTGGCAACCAAGCGAAATCTTTATGTGTATTTGTAATTCCAAACATAGGTACATGCATCGGCACAATAGTTCCTTCCGGAAGTGCAACAATCTCAATCGGAAGATAACCCAGTTTATGCAACTTTTCAATCTTCTCAATCTTATAGGCATTTTCGCCCAGCGTGGCATCCATAACTCTCTTATATCCGCCAATTACTTCATCAAATGGTTTGTTAAAAAATTCATCATTGAAATAATCAACAAGGTATGTTTTGATGAATCCCTGCAGTCCAAACATTACCACACTGTCCCATCTGTTTACCCGGCTCATTCGTGGAGTAAAATATGAAACAGATTTCGTAATATCTTTCGGTAGCATTTCTGCATGAACTGCTTTGTAAAAGTCAATCAGTAACATAGGGTTTGTTTTAAACATTTTTCAAAACCTCAACTTTCTCTTCATCCAAACTGTAAATGGAATCTGTTGTAAATATTTTCTTAATAAGTCCGTTATCCTTCAGGAGTTCCCCTTCTTTGATTGTGTTCTCACAATGAGTTACATAGAGGTAAATATCTTTTACTCCGTATTCTCTGAGCTTTAATGCTGAATAATAAAAAGTGCCACCTTTGGAACAAATATCATCTACAATGAGTACATTTTTTCCGGCAAGTTCAATTCCGTTTGTGACAATATCAAGTCCAAGAATTTCACCTGTTCTCCAGTCACGATTTTTTGATCCGTAACAGAAAGGTTGTTTAAGAACACTTCCATATCTTTTTGCTGCACCGTTATCTGGGAAATAAAGAATTACACTTCCATTTTTGTTAATCTTGTTGATTGTAGTCATGACCGTTTCATATGCAGAAAAGCGATCTCTCACATTGTTAAGTAACGCCATAGACACATCGCTGTGCGGATCATCCACATATACTGCATCAAACTTCAAGTCATTGATAAATTCGCAGAAATATTTGAGTGTGAATACTTCGTCCGGATTCTTTACCCTGTCCATTCTTGCATTTGGAATATAAGGTAAAATAAGTTCTCTTCTTTTTGCATTACCAAGATGCTTTACAATGTATAAGAGTGTTGCCATTTCTGCGTCATCCTCATAGTTCCACTCTGCAACATATTTTTCCTCTTCCAGAATTTCCAGAGGAATACGAATATACTGTGTATGATCTGGAAAATGAGAAATTTCCATTTTAATGCCACATAATTTAATCATTCCAAATCTCCTTATAGTTTATTTCTCGCTGCTCAACGATATTGTCTCTGGTAAAAACAATCTCAAAATCTGAAATCTGTTTTGTATCAACAAGCTGAAACTCATAAACTTTATATCCAAGTTTCTGAAGTTCAAGAACATCGGTAAGGCTGAACCAGTGTTTTAATGTTTCTTTTGATGATGCTGCTGAGAACCATTGCTTTCCACCTTCTCTGTACAATTCGCTATCTTCCATTGGTAAGTTTCTGCTTAATCCTTCTGAGAGCTGGTCGAATACAGGATTCCATGTTCCATCAAAGTTTCGCCACAATCCATGTTTTTCAGCCTGATCTTCTACTCTATACCCGAAAATCATTTTATTCTCCTTCTACTACATTGATCTGGCAACTTTTCATTACTTCCAGGGCAGCTTTATGCTTTTCTGGTGTAACTCCTGCACAGCAGTTTGCGTGTACTGTAATTTCCATATTTGGATATAACATTCGTAGAACCAGAGCATTTGACACTACACAAATATCTGTACAAACTCCCATTAATTCGATTTCTTCTACTTCATCATTTCTAAGTGCTAAACTGAACATTTTGTCCCACGCATTATATCCAAATGTATATTTTCTTAAATAGAATCCTGGGATATTTCTAAGCTCCGGAATAATCTGCCATCCATCTGAGTAGTCAATGCAGTGTGGTACTGGAAGATATTTTCCTTCCAACGTTTCCATGTAATATTCATCATGTGTATCTCTTGTGAAAAATGCAGTATATCCTTCAGCTACAAGTTTTTCTGCACGTTCTTTTACATTGTCCACAATAGCAACTGCTTCTTTTGAACCAAGTGCGCCATGAATGAAATCATTTTGCATATCTACAATAATCAACGCTTTTGCCATTTTATATTTCCTCCTGTTTTTATTTTTCTCTATTCATTATTTCTTTTACTTTACTCTGTGTATCATAATTCAGCATTTTAATTGCATGTTTTACATCATTTAAAGCCTTATGCCTAAATGTGTTTTTCTGTTGGTCGTTCATACATCTTTCTATTCTATTACCCACAATTTCTAAAAGATCTGTATTGCTAAATATATCAATATCAATCATTCTCATATAGATTTCCTCATATTAACTTAACAGGTATATACTCTTTTTTCGCATTCCGGACATGTAGAATAAAAATGGGACATATCAAATCTTGGCTCTATTTCATATTCATCTGTTTTATATACACATCTACAATAACCACAACAGAATTTTTTTATCGGCTTCTTTTTCATATAACCGCTTGATAATATTTTAATCATATTGCCCTCAATAAAAACCAGATTTTATTTAGATTTTTATACTATATATAGTGCATTTATAAGTCATTAGCACTATATATGGTATACTCTAAGTTTTCATTTTTCCACTGTATCTTATTTTCATAATAATCAATGTCATCTCCTTTTTTATTATATTTTATAGTACATAATTGACTCCATTCTCAGCCTCACCCATTGCCTTTACGTATGGCGATATTCCAACCACAGCAATATCTCAAGTATAATGCTGATAGTCTTTTCAGCTTGTCTATCGGAGAACAGGGGGATTCGTGTTTCCCATCGTAATTTACTAAGGTATTTCATTGTCTGCGCCCAACCGGAAAACCTACGGGCTTTTTGTAGTGTACTTCTACTCACAAACTATTTCTTTAACGTCCAACAGCACTGCTGCCACCTTAGATCCCGACTGCCAATTAAGCCGTGTCATGTTATCTCATACGGACATCTATTTTTTTAAACTTTTTATCTCAGTTAATCCATTTTATTGTTGGATCACCAGTAAATCCTTTCTGAAATTCAAACCAGGCATAGGCTACTGCACTGCCGCCGCCAGCTTTCATTTCTTCAAAACGTGCATTTTTAGCACACAAGATTCTGCTTGTTGATACCCATAGGGTTTTGAGACAACCTGTGTCGAATAGTTTTCTTCTTGCTTTTCCTTCAAGAAACTGCAATTTCAAAAACATAAACACTTTTGAACCATCATTTATCAGCTCAAGACTATGTTCTACAAACTGCTGTGCAAATTTATAAGGTGGATTCGTTAATATATCTCCGTCCCATTTAACCGGGCATTCAAGAAAATCAATTCCTCCCACTCCATATCCTCTGTCAATCAAGTCCGTAGAATATACTTCATGCCCATATTCTTTGAGCCTTTCTGATAAGTGTCCTTCGCCACAGGCTACTTCCCACACTTTATGAGAAATTTGCCCCCCCACCCATGATTAGTGAGTCTATGGCGATAGGATCAGTTGCATAATAATCGTTATTTTCTCTTTCTTTGGTCGTATGATTGCTTGCTCCCAAAGTTTTAAAAATGCTGTTATTATTTCCTGTCCAGTCTTTATCCATATTAACTCTAATATTTATTTTAATCTACTTTGATAAAAGAAAAAATCAATGTGCATTTTTATCTGCTGTATGAAGAAGCATAATCTTGTCAAACAAGTTATCTCCCCATAATCTCTTGTATTTTCTTTTCATCTTCTCATTGTTGTCTTTTTCCCAGAAATACGGGAACATGTGCCACTGAATGAGTGCCAGAATTTCCATCATATCTTCAAACGAATAATTCTGTAAATACGGTACTGCATTATAAGCACTTACAAGATGATGCTGATAGTAATGAGCTATTTCACACGGGTTTCCTTTACTGTCCTTATAATCTTTAGTAAAAGGTTTTCCGATGTCATGGAGTAAAGCTGCAATATGTAAGTTCATATCTGCTTTGTTACCATAATCCAATGTGTTCAAATAACAAGCAATACAATGGTTTCCGATTGATAATGTATGATGTGGATTATCATGGTCAATATTACAAAGACCGTTTTCTCCATAAAATAACTTCGTCAACACATTTACATCGTGGATTTTGCAGCTCGTATCAATAACAATATCATCCCATCCCTCATAATACTGTGGAATGTAAATGTTTTTATACATTCTTTCGATTGCATACTCTGGCACAAATCTTCCGCCACTTTCAGCTCGTTTTCTGTTATTTTCTAAACACATTTCAAAAGGTGTATGTACGAAATAGCAAACTTTACGGCAATCAATTTTGTTTAACTGATTCAAGAATGCCATTCGTTTTTTATAGCTTATATTGCAAGCATCGTAAATCACAACTCGACTTTTATTATAAAGTAATTCATCTTTTACTCTTTGATGAAGAATTTTAAATACTTCTTCATTACAGTCCTGGCTATCTTCTGAGCCAGTAATTTCTTTTCTGATTTCATCGGATGAAATTACAGGACAAACATAGTCACAACTTAATTGATAAGCCTTTGTAGATTTTCCAGATCCAGGCAATCCCATCATCATAATAAGCATTGGCTGCATTATTCAATCTCGCTTTCTTCAAAAATAGTTTTGTAGTCTGAAACTCCCATTTCTTTCAATTTTTTATATGCCGGGCATTTCTCACTACCATACTTGACATAATTGTTTTCAATGCCAAGATATTTGTTTCTTACATATCCTTTGTATTTCTTTGGTACATTGCTTTCCACCCAAATCATAAAGGATTTCTTATCATCCTTTGGTGCTGCATCAAAATATTTCTGCACTTCTGTTTCCATATTTTTCACATAGTCAAGAACAATTTTCTCAACAATCCGTACTCGCTCTCTGTATGCAGCCGGTACTTTGCTGATTAAATCATCTACTCTGTTTTCTGCAACACTTTCAATGATTAGATTGATGGAGGAAATTTTCGATAAGATCCTGTGGATCTGAACGTAATCGTCCCCCTTGACTTTAATCATATGACCGTCAATATTTGCCACGAAACCTTCCTGTTCATCAGACTTAATGGTTTTGATTTCTTTTATGATTTGGTCGAATGTTTTGTTGTAAATCTCTGTCATTGGAACATTGTAACGAGTGGCAAATTCGGCAATTTCTTTATAAGAGAATTGTTTACCAGTTGTCACATCTCTAATTCCAATCAGATATAATCCTTCCTGCTCTTTGGTGTACTTGACAACGTGTGCATCTGCCAGTGAAATATATTCGTAGATGAATGTCAAATTCGGATTATTTATTGCCATTCGTTTATTTTCATCTACTAGCATTTTAAAACCATCGGCTAATCTCCACGACTTTTCCTGGCATAATGCTTGGCTACCAGTCATAAAGATTTCGCCGTTATAATAGCGAACACACTGCATACTGCCATCGAGTTTGTTTGTAATCTCAACCGTCTTGGCGTTCTTGATTTCTTCTGTTACTACTGCAATATCATTCTCCGGACACTCATTTAGGTTTCTAAACTTTCTGAATGG